GGTAAGGGTTAAATAGCCCTTTCCGTAGAACTTTATTATGTTTATTAAAAGAGTTCATTACAAACAAAATTAAGCTACATAACGTTTAAAGTAATGTGGGACTTCGTCCTCACTAGCTACTCCGTATTGTCTACGTAATCTACGAGCTACGAGATTTATTACCTCGCTAAGTCCTCCGCAATCTCTTGCAATTGACTCTGCTCTATAGGCGGAAATCCGCCCTGAAGTTACAGGGTACTCAGGAAACATTAGAAGTCTCAGACATTTGTCTAGTGATCTAGCGTTCATAAATCCATGTGCCGTTCTTCCTAAGAATGTGACATATCCTGGATCTGTAGAGTATTCTGTCTTATCAGGGTTCATTATCCATCCATACTTCGCCGCTTCGCGGGCGACCGTTTCTGGTTCAACGAGAAAAGTCTCGCCGATTAATGAATCGTCACCTTGGGTGTAACACCGATGGGGTGATCTCGAAAATAGTACTCTCCATATATATTCGATTCGAAGTCTATTGACTACTGAACCTACGATGGAAGTGTAGTAACTACCGGATGGTATTCCTTTGTGTATCATGTATATGTTACCGTCAGGGGCGGCTAACTTCTTATGCTTAAATAAGATTCTGCTAAGCTCAAAAGCTAATTCCGTCTCTTCGTTAGGAAACTCGATACGTTCCTTTAATAAGTTAAAGGCACAATTAATCTCAAATCTCGTCACGCTGGAGTCAAAACTAGACCAATCTAGTGCATATAACCATTTAGAACCTTCGCGTTTCATCTGGTGTAGTATACGTGGTACGCTCAACTGGGGATCTGAACCTATGTGCATGAAAGTAGTTCCAAGCATAAAGTTCTCAAGTAAAGGTCTTGCGGCTGTGCCTTCTATTAGAATATAATGGAATGCCCTGCCCCATACGCCTCTAACTTTAGTCTTCTCACGAAGATCTGCAAGTTGAGTGCGAGTGTATCCAATGTCAGGTACTGATTCGAGTATAGTGTATTCCGGTCCTTCTTCATCTGGCCTTATCGCCGTCATCAGAGTAGGTTTAACTCTACTGATAGCCCTCATATGGGTCTCGCCTCCGGGTGGTCCCTTGTGACTACGATAGCCATATCCTGCTGAGGAGGACTGCTCATATGGAACTTTGTCAAGTTCAGTATTAACATCAAATGCCCTCGCTTTTGGAAGGCTACGTAACTCATTCTGGACGGCAGTGTATGCCTGATCCCAAATGGTTTGGTCAAAGGTTTCCCTTGGAGTGTCGGGTTGTGCGTATGCGAGAATAGCTTGCATGTGCCCCTCTAGGGTGTAGAAGCTTCTAGCCCATCCTTGACAGACTTGCTCGTATAGCACTGGAAATTCGTCAATGAGGATAGCTTTCGCGAACTCGTCATTCAGAATTACCTCGGACTCTCGTCCGATCGTATTAGTGTGGGTTCCTTCAATCTGGTACAATTCTTCATTGAAGTTAGTGAACTCATACTCACGAATGTTTCTGTACGCCATGTAGTGCGTACTTGAAATCTAAATTTATAAATTTCACCGTAAAACTATATCGGGGCGCTAATGAAATCAGCGTCCTCAATATGGGGTTTTGGTTAAATTCT